CGGGGATGGGGGTTCCACTTAAGGACTAGGAGACAAATTAATCGTTGACCGAAAATCAACTTCTCTCCACCCATACGCAAGCAGTGCTGAACACACTGACTTGACCCATAAATTCGTAGAAGAGTAGTGTACTACTCAAGGGGCCGGATGAATCTGAAAGGAAGATAAAGCTATTGTTGCTTTTCCAATTCCTCCAAATAAATCTGGTCTGCGCGGAAAGTTGCGGAGTCTTTTTCAAAAGCCCGGAACATCTCTGCGTCCTCCTCGAGATTCCTCCTATCCCTCTCATCTACGACAACCTTCTCCAACAGGTAGTGCTCAATACTCGTTTCTCCCGTAAGGGCAGATGCTACTTTCGAGTCTGTCATGACCAAGTAACGGTATTCACTGGGGGCCTCAAGCAGGTACTTTTGGACATCATAAGGGAAAACATGTTTTCCCTCATATGCCTTAAGTACTTGATGAGCCCAAGAGTGATCCGTACCCTTGGCCGGTTCAAGGTTCAGCTTCTTCGTCCAACTTAACATTGAACGAAATCGCTGACACAAATCATCGACAAGACCCGATACATCATCTGCACCTTCCGGTACAATGAATTCTCCCGTTTCTGGATCAGTAGAAACGAGAGTCATCTCTGCATGAGAATAACGAAGTACAGAGAGACGCTGCGCTAAAAGGTTCACAGAGGAACACGACTGCCTCCCCGGCAGTCGAACCTCTCCTGCCCTGAGGATCCTGGCAAGGATCATCTGTCTTCGGTGATAACCGTCGGCAGTTGACCCCTTTTCGCCAGGAACAGGGTTCGCCCCCAGGCCACCCAGATGTCGGGGACCAAAGAGATTCCTCCAAGTTCTTAAAAGTTCTTTGGAGTGAGACTTAATGAAGACACTAGAGCCTCTAGAAGCCTTAGGACAAAGCTTGACAAAATCGTCATGCATTTTCCCAAGACTTTCAAGGGGATCATTATCTTCCTCAGTCTTTTTCTCTCGGTCATCCTTCGTCTGCTTTGTGGTCCCTAAGGGAGCAAGGAGAGCTAAATTCACCCAGGGTTCATGAACGGGAATACCATTAGGAAAGGTAAAGAGTTGAGAATTAAGGGTTAGAAAATGTTTTGAAACATAATTCTTTCCCATCGATGGGGTCAAACCCACCGCTCTCACACATCTTTGCCAGACCTTCTCAGTCCCGTCCTGAATGACTCCTCCAATATCATCTCCGTTGATCAAAACAAA